CAGATCCATTACCACCAGTTAGAGGAACAGCAGTGTAAGTTCCTGGTTTGTATGCAGTACCACCATCATCGATAGTACCAGCAATCGGGTCTACCTCGAAGTTTGCTGTAGCACCATTACCATTACCACCAAGTAATGGAACTGATACAAAACTACCAGGAATGTATCCACTACCAGCATTAGTAACAGATCCAGTCCAAGCAGTTACTTCAACGTCAAGAGTACCAAACTGTCCGCTACCACCTACAATAGCAAGATCTGTATATGATCCAGGGTCGTAATTCGATCCTGGTGTTACGATGGTTAATCCACTTTGGAGAAGTTTCTTTTGTTGGACGATAATCTTCTGAAAAGAAGTAATACTAGAAAGACCAATATCGGTAATCTTTTTACCACCAGCAGCAAATCCAAAAGTGGAAATTTGTGGTCTGTAGATACCTAAATTATTTTCGTTTACAAATGCTAAAGATGGAGCACCTAAAGTTCCATCCCCTAGTTTTAAGTTACCAGTAGATAGGTCAGAACCACCAGAAGTAACATTGAATAGAGCTGTACTAATCTGATTAATTTTTACCCTTTGCTGTTCAAAGGTATCTGTCCTTGCGACATTAATTGCTGACATTTTTTGCTAACTCTCTCAGTAGGGATTTGATTTCAGAGATTTCATTCTTCAACATATTTATGTCGTCTAACGCGGAATTCAACTGTTTTTGTTTACGTCTTGCTTGAATAGCAGAATCGTCATGATTCAAGATGGCACCTGTGGTCTCGTCTCTGACAAGACCGTCGTGCCCCGAAACTTTGATGTAACCCATACGCGGAAATTAGAAAGAAGCAACAGCGCGAATGTCCTGAATTTTTGGTACAAACGCTGGATCTACACCTTTTAGAACAATCTTAATTGCGAAAGTAGAAAATTCTGGTAGATCAGATACACTATACTTCAAATCTTGGTAAGATGATTGCTTTTCAACAATACTAGAGATGGTATTCTCTGGATTTGCAATTTCCGCAACATCTGGTTGACCGTTTCCATTGAAGTATTCCCAATCAATATCATCGAAGTTATCTTGACTGGATGCTTTCTTGAATTTGAAAAGAACTTCAATGTTAGAAATTTCTTTTGCATTTGCAAGAAGATGAACGTCAATAGAAGTTCCTGGATTTGAAATTGAAATTTCTTTAGTCACATATTTTGCAACAGATGAACTGTTCTTGGAAGTGTCATCTGCAACGAAGTCGGATCCATTTGTATATGTTACAGATCCAATTTCCCAGTATGCAGATTGTGCGTCCGCTTGACCTGCATAACTAATAAAATCTCCAACTCTAAAGATATCTAAACCTTGATCGCCAACGTTTGCATTTCTATTGAATGCTGTTGTGTTATCTTGAATTCTTCCAGTGTAGTCATCTAGAATTGGTCTAACATCATTTTTCAAAGTCAATTCTTCAGTTTGATTATTCCATGAAACTGTAGTACCGTAGATGATATTATCATAAGCATCTCCAGTAATATCACTTGGATTTCTCGCAGTGATAGTTGCACCATCAGATAGGGAAAGATTGATTTTTACTGGAACTCCATCCACCACAACAGAAGTTAGTGCTGGTTGAGTTGCTAGAGCAACCGTTTCTCCATTGATAAAGGATTGTTTTGTTTTTACTCTAACAACTACAGTAGATCCATCAACTTTTGCAATGGTTCCTGCTGCCTTAGAAGTGAGACCTGTAATTGTTTGAGATTCAATAATTCCTGTTGTTCCTTGACCTGATAGATCAAACGAGAAAACATTGTAGAATTTAATTACTTGATCTCTAGCACCAAATCTATCTTCTTGACCTTCTCCACTTTCAATTCTATTAGTTACTGTCTTTACAGAAGCACTTGACAAATCAATTACTGGTGATAGAGTAGACTTTGCAGAACTTAGAGACATCTTATAAGTAAGAGATCTCTCTAAACTATTCATTGTTTCGTTGATACGAGAAGCAATGAGTTTTTGATTTGTAAAGAAATGAGATTCATTCAAGAAAGTTTTTTCGTACTCAGTTTGTGAGTACGATGTATAGTTTGTAGTAGATGAATCTACAGGAACAACATTAGTTGTAGATACAAAACTTTCTAATTTAGTATCACTGAATGTTAGATAGTTAATTTGTGGATAAAGAACTTCGTACTTTCTATTATAAGTCGCATATACACTAGAACCTCCACCAACAGAATTGCTAGATGCTAGAGTTGTAGAAGTTAAATTATATTGATCGATACCTACATTAGTAACATTGAAAAGAGTGCTGTTGAAAATGTCAGCAGTAATTCCTCCAGTCTCTAGAGCCTGTCTGTAGAAGACATATGACTTTCCAGAACTGTCAAATCCATGATCTCTATGTGATACTTTAACAAGTTGATTGTTGCCCTTATACAAGGTTGATGTAGCACTAGTGCTGGATCCAGCATTAGTTTCATATGGATTCTTATTCAATAGTTCATAACCTAGGTTTTCATTGGTGAGTAAAAGTTCGCATGGTCTGCTAATTTCAAACTCTGCTCTATAAAGATTGAATTTTAGATCCAAGTCTAAGTCTTCCGTCCAAATATCAGTATTCTGAGACTTATAAAGTGAACCTAAAGATGGTTGTGATGTAATAATAGTGCTCGTAGCAATATCACTAGATCCAAGTTCAGAAACCCACAACTCATAATCAGTTGAATCTGTCTCTACAACTAGAGCATATTCTGTGTCATTTTGTAGGTATACTGGATAATCAAACTTGAAATTAGTTGGCGTTGTTGAGTTGGTAACTCCGTCTCTATCGACCGCTACACCCATTCTAACTGCAGGTGTGTCAATTTCTATGAAGGTCTGGATTACACACCCTCCTGCTCCATTTCCGACACCTTTGACGACCACTGAAGGGGGTTCTGTATATCCAATACCACTTAGAGAAATTTCTGTGTTGTAGATTCTTCCATTGGAAACTTCTACACGAGCAGTAGCAGATGATCCTCCAGGAAGTTGTGGACTCTCAATAGTTAGAATTGCACTATCATAATTCTGACCTGTGTTGACAATCTTAATGTCAGAAACTTTTCCGCTATCTTTAGCAATAGTCAACTTCAGATCTGTTCCGCCAGTAGCATTTGCGGTAGTAACTGAAGGAATAGACAGATCCTCATTAGGTCTGAAAGACTTGCCATTGTGATTGCTAAGAACAATCGTATATACTTGATCGTTTGTTAATGCAAAGACTCCAGTAGAAGATGGTGTTAATTCGACACCATTCTTATCAATAATTCTAGAAATAGGACCAGAAGCGGCAGTCGATACTCCTGTTACAAATTCTCCTTGAGTTACTGAAACGTTGCCGTTTGTATAACATTTTAAGTAAGTATTTGGAGAAAGAGTTTTCTCTGTTCCTGGGAGAATATTTTTTGCTGGTTTATCCGAATCAACGTTAGTTAAGTAAACTCTTAATGGAATAGTATCACTCTTCTTGCTGAAGAAGAGATCTAAACCAGTAACAAATACTCCACCATCATAGTTCTCAACTTTAATAATTTGTGCTAGAGGATTTGGTTTTAATGGATTATCTGTATTACTGTTAACAGACTGGACTCCTTCGTTAGATTTGAAGTACGATGGTTTTGTTGATACAATACTAGATGGATTCTGTGGTAGAATGCCAGTAGCATAGTATTTTACTTCTGCATAAGAGGAAACTTTTTCTTTGCTCTCGTCAGTAGCACTAGAGGTAAATCTAATAGTCTTTACTCCAGTGGTAACTCTAATTTCTTCTCCAGTAGAATCATAACTTACAGTGTTAATATCACCAGTCCAAGTTGTATTCTCTGTTGGAGGTGCTCCTGCTGGTACTAGAATAATACCACTAGCATTTCCACTTTCATCAGTTGTAACAACTCCTCCAAATGTTGACAAAGAGTTGCCAGCAATTCCACTAAATCTCAAATCTGGGTTTACCCATCTGTTGATGTTTCTGCCTTCCATAAAGACATTAACAGTCGTATTTGGTTTTAGTCTTCTAATAACAAATTTTACAGGAATGCTTCTTGCATAGAACTGCACGGAAGAAGAAACTAGTCTCTCTCCAACGTTCTTAGTAGAAATGCCCTTTCCAATCTCATTATTCTGTGGACTAATATTTGAGGAACTTCCTACAGATGCTGATCCAACAGAAGATACTGCATTCTTGGTAGAAGCTTCTCCCAAAGAATTAATAGCAACAAACGATGGAGATGTTCCAACCCAGTTGACTAAGAAAGAATTGTGTAAACTTGAGAAACTTTCTCTTGAATTTTCTTTTGCCAAGAAAATAGAATACAAACTTGTATTGGTATCAACAACCAAAGGTTCTACACTCTTGTCGTACCATTGATCGACTGAAGGAGAAACTTCACCATCTCCAACATATTGAATAACAACAAATGGGTTTGGATCTAAAGTTCTAGAAGCAGATTCGTTTGAAAGCAACTTCAATTCGGAATATGGTAGAGTAACAATATCTCCAGATCTTTGGTATCCAGCAACAGATCGTTGATCTTCTCTAGTATTAACTTCTTTTAGAACAAATGAATCTTCATTCGACTGTGGTCTTAATACAGACTGTTGACTGTCAATAGCACATGCATAATCGATAGATCCTAAGTTTCCAATTCTGTGCTCTTCAAAATTGTCTACCAAGAAACCACTCTTAAATCTGTCTAATCCAATAGTATCTTTGACTTGCATGTTAAGAGCTTGTTGCTCTAGGATGCTAAGTGTGGTATAATACTCAAGACGCTCAATACGTTTCTCTAGTTTACCGATGTCACGCATTGTGTAACGACGGTTGTCAACTGGAGTGATTCTTACATCTTTGCTGCTTTGTGTATACGCAGGAATGTAAGCATAGAAGAGAGCGATAGCATCGTCTACTAAATCTGGTTTTGTTGGGTTTAGAGAAGAATTGCCTTCCTTAACAATAAACTCACCATTCTTATTGAGGAAGATACCATCAATCCTATTGAGGTATTGCGTCTGACTAAACGAAATGGTATACTCTAGATTTGAGTCTGGCGCTGGAGAACTTGTGATTACTGATCCAGGACCAGCAAACTGACTAGTTACTACTGATAAAGAAGATGTGTCTTGATAACCAGGGATAATAGTATTACTATCTACTTTTGGTCTAAAGTCGATAACATTTTTCAGTTCAACAATTCCATGAACGTTGGAGTTAAAATCGGGGATTTGATCTTCTGTGACACCTGCCTCATGAAGATAACTGTCAATAGTGCAGAAATCACCCTGAGAGTGCTCGAAGTAATCAAATGCAATTACTAATTGTCCTGTAGTCTGTTCGTATCCAGGTTTTAAAACAATTCTAGATACATCATATAAAGTGTCTCTTTGACCGTCATCAAAAGTAAATCTTTCTGTGACATCAGTACCAGTAATTAAATTACCTGCAGTATCTACATCAGGTGCTTTAGAAATAGTTCCTTCATAAACATATCTCAACTTGTAAGCATCTGCATAAGATAGAGTTTCAACAACCTCAGTGTCGTAATTAGTTCCTCTAAATGGAATAACTCTATCACCAGAAGAAGTTACAACAATTCTTCTATTTTCGACAGAAGTCTTGAGTCTTGGTTTTGCGTTAGATACTTCAAGAGTAGCAGTCAACTTAAGTCTGGGGAAAGTTCCATTAGATGGAATAGTACCAAAGTAAGTTGATGGAAGTTCTAGACTAATACTACCCGAAGTGAGACCACTTGCTGTATCAGTAGCAGAACTAATACTTACATTATCTGCATCGACATAGACAATATCTCCCTCTTCAATGTCGGGTGCATCACCTGGATCTAATACAGTAATAATGTAATTCCTTTCAGAGAAAGCAGCGAATCTTTGTGTACCAAAAGGTAGTTGTGCTGCAAAAGTGATAGTTCCTCCACCAGAAGAAGCAGTGGTAACAAAATCTCTTCTGAAGTAATACTTAATTTTTGTCTCATCACCACCAGCAGAAATTTCTTTTACCTGCTTACTGCCAGTTGGATATAATAGTGATCCAGAGTTTGCGTTTACTGTTTTTGGACGAAGACGAACGATACTAGTATTAGAAACATTTCCAGGGAGAGCAGTGTCTAGATAAATTCTAGTTTTTACCGAACCCTCTTGTTTTGTAGATTTTTGTACAATTGCACGAACTAAATTATTATCTTCATCCGAGAATTGAATAATATCACCTTGAATTAAGAATTCGCTAGCATCTGCACTAAAGCTAGTTGACTCTAGGAAAAGAGTTCCTTTTGTTCCAAAAAATGTAAAATCTGTTACTGATTTAATTTCAGAATATTGTTGATTGTCAACTACTACATCTGCAGTAAATACGTTTGCATTTCCAGATCCGTATCTACAACCAACAGATTTAATATTTTGTGGAGTATAAGTGGTTACACTATTTCTAAACAATACTGGGACAATTGCTGCAACTGAAGATGGTGCAGCTGAACCAGTTGGTTGTAAAACTGATACTGCAGGTGGTTGACTATATTCAATTGAAACAGCAGATCTGTTGGTAACTACTGCTCTTAGTGCGTTTCCTGTTGTGCCAATTTCTAAATTGATTTTTGACCCATCAAATTCAACACCATTAATTAAAAGAGTTGAACTTTGACTATAACCAAGTCCTCTTTGTCTTACAATAAAGTGAGAAATTGTGTTATCTTTTGCAATCCTTACAGAATTGCGATCTTCATCTCTGAGTGTTTCTCCAGAAATAAATTTACCAGAAAGAGTCTTAACAAATAAGATATTTGAAGTAGAATATGTACCACCAGACTCTCCTTCCACAACGCCATACGCACCACTTTCTAATCCATACACATATTTACCTACACCAAAACCACCTGCTGGAGGAATCGAATTTAAGAGAAGACGTGTGAAGAATTGGGGATCGAAATAAGATAATCCGAATACGGTATTGTATGAAGAAGTTCCTTGAGGTAAACGTCCTTTAGATAAAATAATATCTGAATCGTCATCAAAACCAGCACCCCTAGATTCTAGATAGAAATTATTTGGTTTTACTTTACCAATAACTGGAGTGATAGTTTCACTGTAATCAACAATATGTCCGAACCTAGCATCTGCAGCAAGTTTTGCTTCAGTGAGATACAGTTGTCTTTGGAATGCAATATCACCAGCATCATAATCTGTCAGTAAAAGTTCTACTTCTTCTTTTTTACCAAATACAGTAACTTCGTAGAATTGAACTCCTGCAGATGCATTAATTTCAGGACGATTAATTTTAGAGAATGATAAAGTTTGTACGCTGCTTGTAGAAAGAACTGCTCCCTGTGAATCTCTAGTCTTAATAAAGAATAAGTTTTTAAATGTAGTTTGGAATGTACTATCACTTAAAGTTGCTAGTGTATCAGTTGTGCTAGTAATTTGGATAGTTAGAGTTTTGATGCCAGTATTAGAATCGAATAGCAATCCTCTTCTATTTACAGTTTGTCTTAAAGCGTTGGCATCTTCGGTATTGCTTAGTCCAATAGAACCATCATTGAAAGTAGAATATACGAATACCTCTGGATATGCCGTTAAGTCAGATCCTTCTTTGTTTAGAGGAACACTACCAAAAGTATTGGTAATATTTAAAGTTGGCAACCCTTTGCTCTTCAAAGTTACATTGTCACTTGAAAGACTTTCTCTAGCCTTACTAATCTCTAGATACTTAGTTTCTTTATTGACAATCTCATAACCTTTGATGTATGCTTTACCAGGACTTACACTAGCAACCATCTTACGGTATGCATCACTGGCACTCAATCCATTGAATGATCCATCATCTGCCGCAGCATAGAGTCCTCTGTTGCCTTCTCTTTGTGCGTACTCTCTAATATCAACGGAGAAATTCTCAACTACATAATCACCACTTTCATCAAAAGTTCTTCTTGCTAGAGTTTGCTCTAGTAGACTGTAATCGGTTGGTTTGACTCTTCTCTGTACTGCCCCTCTTACAACAGTAATTAATTGAATGAAATTCTTATCTGTAATTTCATCAATAGCAAATTCTTTTAAAGTTAAATCAATTTTTAATCTATTTGCACCAGGAGCAGTGTAATTAGAAGATCCAATTGCGTTGTCATATAATGAAGGATCTTCTTCTGGCGTTACAACGTCCTCACTAATTGTAAATCCAACTTTTGCAGTTGGTTGATCGTAATACTCTTCGATTACTAAAAGTTGTTCTTTGTTACGAACAAAAAATCCATTTACAAAGTAAATACCTTCTTCTACTTTAACAGCAGAACCATATCCCATTGCAGGACTTTCTAAAGAAGTTACTTCGCCAGTGTCAGGATTAGTAACAGAAATACTAGTAGGAAGTACGCTACCATCGGTTCCAACAACTAGAAGTGGAGTATTGACACCATTAACTACTTCTAACGTTTCTCCTTGTCTAAAAGTAAGTTCTGTGTTAGAATTGCCACTATTAAGATAATTTACAAATACAGTATCAGCAGAAGACTCTGTTGCCAACTTAGTAGATAGAACAATAGCATCTACACCAGAAGATAATCCTCTTAGTGTTCGACCTACAAGTTGACTGATGTCATACTTTTTGTATACAATGTCATTTCCTTCATTGACGGCAACTTCCGACACTGAAGATAATTTTACATAATCTAATTTTGTATTGAGACCAACTTCTCCAGGGATTACTAAATCTCCCTGTTTGAAAGCAAACTTACCAAACGATTCGATTTGACTCTGAAGAATCGATTGGATCTGTGTTAATTCTCTACCCTGAATAGAATATCCAGGACGGAAAAGAATCTTATAAAAATTCTTACTCGCGTCAAAGTCCTCGTAATAAGGAGAAACGTTTAAGTTAGTCTGCTGTGGCATCGTACTCCGCCAATAATACTATGGTCTTCGTTATAGTATTTAGTAGAGATAAAAAAAATCCCCCCATCGCTGGAGGGATTAATCTTGTAAATTTAAATCAGAATTCGATGACTAGTTTGATGTCTTCAATCTGGTCGGGAGCACGGGTGATTAGGCGGCGGTTCTCGATGTAAATTACATCACCAGAGTTGTTCTTAATTTCTGATGGTGAGAGACCAGAAGTAAAGGTGTGACCTAGTAGAGGTAAAACACCACCACCAGTGTTGTAAGCAGTGTCAACAACACCAGCAGCGGAGGATTGTCCTCCAGAGATTGCGTTAGAACCATTGCTCTCGAAATCTCTTACAACACCTTGATCTAGGTGTGCGTCATTGGTTTGGAGATACTTAAGGACACCAGCAGTAGTAGAACCACTGTCAAGAACCCAAGAAACTACCGTTCCGTATGCAGTACCACCAGTTACAGTCTGGGAGATTCTTTCATCGGGAACGAAGTCTCCAGATCCACCATTTAGAGTAACTTTAATTGCTTTTAGACCAGAATATGTAGATTCTGTTGCTGCAGCGTTTGTAGCAGTCAAGAGAGGATCTTTGATGATGCCGATACGACGGAAGTCGTTATCAACAGGGAAGTCTCCAGAACCTTCAGCGTAGGTAAGACGAATGTTAGTCATTACACGCTTACCATTGAGTTCTAGTTCATGATCGGAACCATGACCGCCCTGAGGAGGTAGAACAATTTCAATAGCACCAGTTGCGTTTGATGGAGTCACAACTGCAGATGACAATCCAGTATCAGAGAACAAGTTGCCATTTCCTAGAAGGACATTAGCGTAAGTATAACCTGATCCTCTTGCTTGGATAGAAGCAGCAGTAATTGCACCACCACTGATTGTTAGTTCTACAACACCACCAGTACCATCGCCCTTGACGCTGGTATATACAGTTCCATCAGTGAAGTTAGCACCAGCATCTTCGATAAGAGCAACATCAAGTGATCCATCGATTGCAAGAGCTTCTACTGCTTGACGGGTAGACTCTGATGGTAGTACAATAGGCATGAAGTCTGAAGACAAGAACTTCAGAACATCGTCAGTTGGAATAGTATACATGTACTTCCAAATGTATAGACCTCCAGTGGTCTCTGTATAGATGCCTGTTGAGGAATTGTAATTAGCACCAGAAGTAGATGGTTCTTCAGTTGCGTTTACACCAGATGGGTTTGCGGGGGTTTGACCGTTGTAAAGGCACTTGAATACTTCGTAGTTTGTATTCATTACATAGAACTTAGCATCTGCAATTGCGGAAGCGTTAGTTGCAGTTTGCTTACCTACTTGACCGCCACCTGCTGGAGTAGCAGAGTAGTCTGGTTTCCACATATCATAGAATGGGTTCGCAACAACGTCCCAGTTGTAACGGCGAACAACAGTTCTTGCTAGATCTGTGGTGATACGCTTGGCAGCAATAATTTCGTCGTAGAGGGAAATCTTTTCTCTCTGGTTGTCAAGAGGTAGAGGGGGAATGTCCTCAGTACCGTAACGATAAACACCAGTGGTTGCTGTAGCGGAAGTGGTGCTAGAACCGCCATCTGCGGTTTCTAATAGAGTGCTGCCAGTTGCTGGAACAGAGTTGATACCGTTGCTGCCAAAAACGTCGGTCAGAAGAAGGGCACCATCATAAACAGCAGAAACAGTAGCACGGAAAGCGGTAGAACCATATGTTCCAACAAACACCTCGTTACCAACACTAAAGTTGGTAGCACTCTTAGAATATACTTCTAAGTACGCCTTCCAAGGTTGAGGGCGACCGACAAAGAAGTACATGTTTGTACTGGGAGTTTCCGATAGCGATTCAAGGAATTGCTTCGCATTAAAAATTCTAAACTTATCAGAGATAATAGCAGCCATTGGTTTGTTCCGACGTAGTGTTTGTGCCTGTGTTATTTATATTTATACCGTTATTTAGGAAATTGCAAATGGAATCAAGTCATCTCCATTTGAGATTGAATTTGGACCTCTGTATAAGGTACAACCAGTGAATGAAGTTGGTGTTTTTCCAGTATACTGAATGATAGATCCACCTGAAGAGAACAGATATCCAGATGTTGGGAAATTAGTCGTGTCTTGTACGACAAGTGGTCCGCCAATAGTTCCTGTAGAAGAACTAATAGTAACTGGATTCTGAATAGACGGAGGCAGTACATTGAATTTGTCTCCACCTAATGTATATTGAGATTCTGATCTATCAATAAAATCTCTAATAGTTAGAGATGGGAAATAGAATTGAATATCTGCAAGTGTGTAACCAGACACATTTGCAAACCCATCATCGAATATTCCATCAAAGTGTTTTAAGATATATCCAACATTAGTCTTTTTGTAATTACCAATATATTGACTGAATGTGCTAAACACCGCATTCTTGACAAAGATGGTAGTACCATCACGTTTGGTTACACCATAATCATCTAGTAGATCAACATAACCATTCAATCTTGTATTGATAGGATCATCAATAAATGCACTCTCTTCGTAACCATCAACAACACCTCCAGGTGGAGTAAAGATTAGGAACTCTGTGGCTTCTTTTCTAACTGTAAATTCGCTATGTACTGTTTGTACTTCCGAACGAGTAACTGTTTCTTTCTGTGTTGTTGTAAATGATAAAACATTGTCAGCAAAAGTTTCTAACTTATACTGTACGTCTGCAGAAATTTGACTAATTGACTGAACGTTCAGTTGTGGTTGAATTTCTGCTGTAATAACCCTAGTAGAGGTTTTAGGTGTTACATCTGGAGTAATAATTAATCTTTCAGTTTCTCTTTCTGTGAGACCTACTTCAGCACCACCCTTGACAGAAACAAGACTGCTCTGAGATTCAATTGTAGCAACACCACCGTATGCAACAGATACTGGATCAGGGATTTGTCTGAGATATGTTCCTGCAGCCCAGAACTGAGCGGTAGTATTATTTACCCCTCGCTTGACTTTGAGGAATCTATCACCAAACTTGAGGAAGTATTTGACAATCTCATTTCCAATTAACAAATAACCATTTGCTTTAAATTTGCTGGTGTCAGCAATGTAAATAATAGTGTCTGTTGGATCGGCATCTGCTTGTAAGTATGCCGCAACTTCATAGTAATTAACATTGGATAGTGCAGCATTATTGATAACATAATTTACAGAATTAGTAATCTCTCTATTAGAACTCTGTAGAGTTAGAGTCGATTGACTATCAATATTAACAATATATGGAGTTTCAATGTAAACACTAATCTCAGTAACTTCGTGTTCTGTATCAATTAATGCAGTATCTCTTTCGCTAGTAACAGTAGAAAGAAGTTCTACCAATCCAGCATCTAGGTCTTCTCCAGTTTCTTCAACCAACTGAATTTGAGCGGTGATTACTCTATCAGCATCAACAGGACTATCGAAGAAAACAGAAGTGAAAGAGTTAACCCCAGATACTTGGTTTCCAAGAACATCAACCGTGGAAATCGCTGTCATACCAGCGGTTTCTACGTATGGATTCATTCTGAGATTGATTAGAGAAACACCAACTCCTCTTTCTTTTTTCAGATCATATCTTCTAGAAACACGGACTAAAGGTGCTTCGGTATATCCTTCACCACCTTCTATTAGATCAACACTAACAATTTGTCCTTTACTTACAAGAACAACTGCTTTTGCTCCACCACCATTTCCACCTTGAGGAATAAAGTTAAGAACTGGTGGTGTGTAATATTGATATGCGGTTGGTTGAGTTAATGGATCAAAACTTCTTTGGTTCCATGTTAGATTTGAAACGTAACCATCTAGTACATTATTAATAGTAAACGTTCCGTCAGTTCCTCCAGGAATTTCAATGACATCACCGATGTCATAGTTTTCCCCACCCTCTACAATCTTGATATAAGTAACTGCGCCATTAGTTGTTGTAATATCAATTACAAGACCAAATTTCTTAACATCGACACCATTAATAGTTTCTGTAAATTCTGGAATTGCAATTCCAGTGGCATCGCTATAATTTGACCCAGCATTTTGGATAGCAACTTCTAATACTTTACCATTTGTAATCTCAGCAGAAACACTGAGACCTTCACCCATAGTTTTGCCATTATAAGAAGAGATACCAAATGAACCATATATGTCATTACCAGCATCACCGTCTAAACGATTATCTCTAGTGTAAACTTCGTCAGGAACAGATCTAATTGTTCTATAATTTGATTCACCATCAATCTTAACCTTATCTCCTGGTGCAAGTCTGAAGAATCCTTTTCTTTGGAGAAGATCATTGCTTCTCTTAACATCTTGTGCAAAGTATGACTTATCTGTTCTAGACAAGAAGTCATAGTTCTTAGTCAGAGTAAGTGTGCTAGAAGGATCAAAAGTATAAGTGCTTACTGTAGTAGCACCCATTGTCTTCATATATGTTGCTCTAGATGGGTCATAGTCGATGTTATTTGAATACATCCTGATTACGACTTGGTTAT